AACGGCGACTTGCTTCAACTCGGCAAGTCGCCGTTTCCGGCAACATCGGGTATGCAGAACCACCGCAACCGCTACAGGAAGGGGCCGTCGTGCCGCTCGCATCCGGTCTGTGCAGCCTCGACGGCTGGACCCTCGACCAGTCATGCATGGACATCCCGCCGGACACGCCGCCCGAGGTGATCGAGCGGTGGCGTCTCGTCGCGGCCGAACTGCTCTTCGCCCTGACCGGCAACCGCTTCGGGCCGTCGTGCCCCGTCACGGTGCGGCCCTGCCGCAAGCAGTGCGCCGAGACGTACAACCGGTACTTCAACCAGGGCCAGTTCCTCGGCGCCGGGTTCCAGGCCGCCGGGCCGTTCATCCCGTACATGGCGGACGGGCGCATGTTCAACGCGTCGCTGTGCGGGTGCGCGTCCACCTGCCACTGCGGGCCCGAACTGTGCGAGGTGTATCTGCCCGGCCCGATCTACGACATCGTCTCGGTCGACATCGACGGCGAGACGGTCGCCCCGTCCACCTACGGGGTCCTGGACGGCCGGTACCTGGTCCGCAGCAGTGCGACCCCGGCGGACGCTTCCGGGGGCGTGTGCTGGCCGTCCTGCCAGGACATGAGTCTCATCCCGGGGCAGCCGAACACCTTCACGGTGGTCTACCGCACCGGCATCCCGCTGTCCGCTCTCGGGGTTGCGGCGCTGTCCGCCCTCACGGCCCACTACATCCGTGGCTGCAACGGCTGTGGCTGCGGTGTCGCACCGGCCCAGAACCTGCAACGGCTGTCGCGACAGGGTGTCGATCTCGAATTCGCCTCACCGCAGCAGCTTCTCTCGGACGGCCGGACGGGGATCGACATTGTCGATCAGTTCATCCACGCGGTGAATCCCTCGCGCCTGCCACGCGCCATGAGGGTGGTCAGCCCAGACTCACCCCGTCCGCCGCGCATCTGGTACTCGGGGACGGGGATCTGATGGCCCTGTCGATGCTGGCCGTGCATCAGGCCGCACAGAACCTTCTGGACTGTGTTTGCACGTCCCTGGACGCCCTGCCGACGGAAGTCCAGGGACTCGCGGGGTGTCCGTGCCGCACCGGCGTCGTACCGGGTCAGCCCGCAGCGGACGGGTGCGACGGCGGGTGCGACATGGCGCCCGGGATGTGGCCCGGTCAGCTCACGGTCAACGTGGTACGCACGTACATCACGACCTGGGACCGCTTCCCACAGTACGCCCCGTCTTCACCGGACTCGGTGCGGGACCTGAAGCAGTGCGTGCCGCCGGTCACGGCCGTCGACCTGGCCGTAACGCTGTGGCGGTGCTCGCCGGGTCCGACCCCCGAAGGGTGCCCACCGTCCATGACGGACCTGGGTGGCGCGGCCATGCAGCTGCACGCGGACATCCTGGCCATCCAGCAAGCGGTGTTGTGCTGCTTCGCGGGTACGGACGTGACGCGGCGCAGCGGAAGGCGGTACACGCTGGGCGAGACGGCCACACTCGGCCCTCAGGGCGGCTGTGTGGGCCTCAGAACGATTGTGACGGTGGCTCTGGACGGTTGCGCGCCCTGCCTTCCCACAGTGCCTTAGAAGGCCGTACACGGCCTCGGGAAGGGAAGTGCCATGAGCGGCGCGTCAGTCAGCATCACGACCAGCACCTTGCACGCGATCATCCAGCGACCCGGCGGGGCGGGGGAAGCGCTGCTGCGCCGGTACGCCGAGCGGGTGGCTTCCCTGGCGCGGGTCTACGCGGCCGGTCACGGCTCGATCCCCCAGGGAATCATCGTGGGGCCGTACCGGGATCAGTCAATCAAGGTCATCAGCACGAACGTGCACTCGGTCCTGGTCCACAACGGAAGCAGGCGCCACCCGATCCGGCCCCGTCGCCGGAACGGGTGGCTTCGCTTCGAGGTAGAGGGGCGGATCGTCTTCGCCCGAGAGGTGAACCACCCCGGGTACAAGGGTGACCCGTACCTGACCAACGCGCTCAGGGACGCGTTCTAGCTGCCGGTGGCCGCATCGTACAGCCGGTCCGACTCTCGCTGTGCGAGCAGCTTCGCGACGTCACGGCCGCCGACCGGGTGCCTGCCGAGGTGATCCCGGTCCACGTAGATGTCCAGGTACCAGACACCGTCCTGGCGGATCTGGGCCACCCAGAACTCGACCAGGTGATCCCCAGAGATCCTGAAGGACCGGAAGGACCCGGGCTGGTACTTGTTCACGGCCCGGACGTTGCGGGTCCAGGAAAGCTGTGGGTACACAGTCGTCGCCATGGCACCAATATACCAGAAACGTGCTCGATAGTCTGGTCGGTCCAGGCAACCGAGAGGACAGAACCATGGCCACCGTCCCGCCGTGCCCGCCCCGTGAGTGTCCGCAGTGCTGGACCCACGCCTATGACCGGTCGATCCACGCGGCGCTGCCGCGAGGGGCCCGTCAGTGTGACGCGTGCGTCCAGTGCCGGAACGCCGGGCACCCCCCGCGCCGCTGAAGGGGCCTCGGCAGAATGCTCGGCAGAATGGGGTGGCAAGAAACCGCAGGTCAGGCGCCGATGGCAGAACTGAGCAACAAAGTCGAGGCTCTATATAAGGCGATACACACGGCTCGTCACTTTACGTACGAGGGCGCGCGCATGTAGTAACTACCGAGTGTGTGATGTCCCCCTTATAGGGGGTCTCTTTTGTTGCGGGATTCTGCCATCGGCGCCTGACCTGCGGTTTCTTGCCACCCCATTCTGCCGAGCATTCTGCCGGGACCGGATCTGGGGCACTGAGTCGCCGCCGTCGGGCGCCGGTAAGCTGGTACCACCACCGAGGGAAGGACCGTGATGCGCTTGAAGCGCCGCCTGTTGAAGCTGCTGGGCATCCGAAGGCCAGGGCTCGAAGTCACTGTTGCCGCCCTTGCGTCGGTCGCTTCCGACATCGCTCGTGGACCGATTCCCGCGCCGCCCAACAGGCTTGTGGACCAGCTTCCGTGCCAGCTGTCATGCTGCCGGTCGCAGAGGCCGTGTATGCCCGGCTGCTTGCTTTGCAGCGGCAGCCTGGACCTGGACGTCACCTCGAACCCGAGCGAGCCTCAGAAGGGGTGTGAGTAGCCATACTCACCGACTACGCGGCGCTCGGCGTCCGGGAACTGTGGAACACGACCCGCCTTCAGGCCTACCTGACCAACGTCGGGTCACCCTTCGACACCGGCCCCTCGATCTGCACCTGCCCGTCCCTGACCGCAGAGATTCTCGGCAACGTCGCGCCCACCTACGTGCGCCCCGAGACCCCCGGCAACCAGGCGCCCTGGTACGACACGGCCGTCCCCGAGTCGGCCCAGTACCTCGGCTTCCTGCCCCTGTCCGTGGACGGGGTGGATGACAGCCCCTACACCCGCTCGACCACCAACGCGGTGGGCGGGGGCGGCGTGTTCGGCGCGTCCCAGGTCCTTCCCCGGACCATGACCGTCTCGGGCGTCATCGTCGGGTCGACGTGCTGCGGGGCGGCCTACGGGCTGCACTACCTCACCGAGGTGCTGAACGCGACGTTCAGCACCACCAACGACGCCTGCGACGCATGCGCCGGTGACCGGCTGTTCATGTACAACTGCTGCCCCGACCCCGGCATGAGCGCGACGGCCTTCAACATCGCGCACAAGAGGACCTTCCGCCGTACGGCGCTCGTGTCCGGCCCCACCGTCACCCGCAGGACCGGAACGGGCAGCTGCGCCACCAGCAGTTGCGCTTCGGGCGCCGAGCTCATCGAGGTCGAGTTCGTCCTTGTCGCGGCCGTCCCGTGGGCCTACACCGAGCAGACCCCGGCGCTGAACGTCTTCCTGCCCATCGGCGGGCAGCCCGCGCAGGCCTGCGTGACCTGGTGCCTGACGTCCACCGGTACCACCTGTGGCGGGTCGGTCTGCCTGCACCAGGACTGCGACACGGCCGTCATCTGCCAGGACCCGTTGAACCCGATCATGCAGCCACCAGAGCCGGACGTGCCGAACTCGAACTTCTGCGTCCCGCTGGTGCGTGAGAGGGATCTGTACTTGCTCGACCTCTCGGGGCGCCCGGCATGGGCAGAGGACGTTCCGACCGTCACCGTGTCGAACCCCGGGCCAGGGGCGCTGCGCAACGTCCGCGTCACGTTCTACGCGAAGCCGGACGCGTCACCGTGCAGCGTCACCTACGTCGACAGTCAGCTGTGTCAGCCGGTGGACGACTTCGTCTTCACCTTCGTGCCCGCCGGTGGCAGTGTCACCGTCGACGGCCAGACCGGCACCGCGTCCGTGCAGTGCGGCGGCCCGTGCGCGCCCGCCACGACCGTTTACAGCACCAGTGAGGGCAACCCGCTGAAGGTAAACGGCCTGACCGGCGACTACTACTGCGTCAGCATCGAGACCGACTCGGCCAACCCGCCGCCCGCCGGTTCGACGGTCACGATCGACCTGAGCGGACGGGGGTACTGATGACGCTCGGCTGTGCGAACCACTCGTACATCATCACCGACCGGGACGGGAACACGATCGTCTCGAACGGCGGTCTGGTCGCCGTCGAGTACAACCGTCAGCTGAACGAGGTGAGCACCGCCACGGTGCGGATCAGCGCCGCGCCGGGATGCTGCGGCCAGCTCGGGAACGTCAGGTCCTGGCGCCACATGCTGAACCTGTACCGGGGCGACCAGTTCGTGTGGTCCGGGTTCATCGTGTCGATCAGCTGGAACCAGGATGAGATGAGCCTGATCGCCGTCGACATCGTAGGGCTTCTCGACCGACGCGTGCCTCACCGGAACCTGGTCTACAACGGCACCGACCTCACCGTCATCGCCCGGGAACTCATCGACGACGGCCTGGCACCGGACGACCCGGGCCACACGGTCACCGTCATGGGGCCGTCCGGGGTGACCGGCGGCCGCAGCTACCAGCAGAACGTCGGACAGACGGCCGACCACCTGCGCGACCTCGCGGACACCGGCATCGACTTCACAGCCATCGGAAGCAACGTGATCATCCTGCCGGACGGGTTCTGCCAGGTGGTGGGCGCCATGTCCGACGCGGACCTTCCGGACCGCCTTGCGGTCGCCGAGGACGGTGCCCGGCTCATCACCCGGCAGATCATCGCCGGGTCCGAGGAATCGGGCGCGATCGGCGTCGCGGGCGGCATCGACCCGTACTACGGGCTGCTCGAACAGTACGAAGAGCAGACGACGATCACGGATCAGCCGTCCGCTGATGAGGCAGCCCGCGCCCGTCTCGCGTCCTCAGCCGTCGTCCCGGTGTTCATCGATACGACCTCGGTGACGCTGTCCCCGGACACGAACGTCGACATGCGCTCGCTCATCCCCGGGTGGTGCCTGGACATCGCGAGCAACGGGACGTGCCGTCCCATCAGTCAGCGTCTGAAGATCACGGGGGTACGGGTGCAGGAAGACGGTGGATCGACCGGGTCGCCGGGGCAAGAGCAGATCACGGTTCAGGTCACCGCGACCGGCGGACAGCTGGCGGTGGCGTGATGGCGATCCGCAACAGCCCCGCGAACAGGGTGCCGGGCAACCCCCTCGCGGGCATCCTGCAACAGACCGCGCGCAAGGCGCGCAGCACGTCGCGACGGTCCAGCGTCCCCGGTCCTCAGGGGCCTGCCGGTCCCCCGGCGTCTGCGACGGGTCCCCATGTGGTGCTGGCAGGGGTGTACCGCACCGATGCGACAGGTGTCGCATCGGTCAGCTTCCCGTCGTACACCGAAGACGCGGTTGTCACGGCCGTCGCAATGGGGCCGTCGCAGGTGTCCGTCACCGTCGCGGACGTCAGCATCTACGGGGCGATGCTCGTCGCACGCGGGCTGGACGGCGTCGCAGTGCCGAATGCCGTGTTGCACGTCGCCGTCTTCGCCCCCGAACCTGAAACGGCCGTGCCGGAAGAGACCGACCCGCCGTCCGACACGGCCACCGTAGACTGACCCGTAGCAACCCCTGAGGAAGGATTCACATGGCCCGCGTCTGCGTGGACAGCACGTACTTCGACGTCCTGCCGGACGGCCGTCTGACACTGGTCAAGACTTCACTGGGCATGGTGTCCCTGATCACCAACACCACGGCCGGTGTCACCAGCTTCACGAAGGCCTCATACCCCAACGCCACTCGCATCCGGGTCATCACCATCGGCGCGGGTGGGGGTGGCGCCGGTGCGACGTGTACCGCAGGCCAGCTCGCCGTCAACGGCGGCGGTGGCGGTGGCGGCTACAGCGAGCGGTGGATCCCGATCACGTCCCTGGCTGCCAGTGAGACCGTCACCGTCGGCGCGGGCGGCGCGGGCGGCATCGGCGCGAACAACGGCGACCCGGGCAACGCGTCCTCGTTCGGTACGTGGTGCGTCGCCAACGGCGGCAACGGCGGCCCGTTCGTGATGGCGTCCGGTACCACCCCCGCCACGTCGGTGGGTGGTACCGGCGCCGC